GGGGCCGGCGGCGGCGGCGCAAGCGACCGTGGCGGGCGCGGCCAGCATCGCCTCGTTCGACATCGGCGCCTGGAACATTCCGCAAGACCAGCTCGCGATGGTGCACAAGAACGAACTGGTGATGACCGCGAGTCAGGGCGAGGTGTTTCGCAATCTCGTCAACAACGGCGGCGCGCGAAGCGACGCCGCGCCGAGCGTTCACGCGCCGGTGAACTTCCATGTCCACGCGCTCGACGCGCAAGGCGTCGCGAGCTTTTTGCAAGGCAATGGCCGCGAGATCATGAAGGCGGTCGGCCGCCATGTGCAGGACGGGCTGCACCTTGGCGTGCGGGGATTGAATCCGACGTGAGCCGGCAATTCGCGGTCGCCTCTCGAACGGTCGCCGGTGGATTGGCGCGGGCGGCGCATGTGAGTAGTTTCCGCCTCTATCCCCGCCATATCCTCGCGCGCTATGCTGCATCCGCCGCCAGCGTTCGAACACCCCGCGACGGGACATTTACTTTTCTTTTGAGGAAACGCAAACGTGACGCGACATTGGTGGCTTTGGGTCGTCTATATGGCGATTTTTATCGTGGTGAGCGTGGGTCATTGCGTTTGGTTCGCGGCGACTCTCGATCCGGCGATCGGGTCGCGGTTCGGCGCCGCCTTGACTGCTTTAGGCGTCATCGTGACGGCGCAACCGTTCTTTCGCACCGGATTTAAAGACGCCGTTGAGCGTCAGATGCCCGAGGGTTTGGTCGAAGCGGCAAGCCGTCCGCTTGCCGCCCAGCCTCTCGCGGGCCACTCGCCCGCGCATTTGCTCAAGCAACAGAGAGAAGCGCACAAGGTCGCGCGCCCTGGCGTCGTGCACGATGTCGTAGCCGAACGGGTGATTGGCGTCGCGATCATATTCTTTGGAACACTCGCGCACGGCTATGGCGACTTGCCCTTGAAATGGCTGGGATTCATAGCGAACTGACCTGACGACTCGCCGCTCGTTTTCGCAAGGCGCGCGGCGGTTTGCGTCCGCATGCGCGTTTCCGAGGCCGGACGCGGCATGCCGGTCCTTTGCTTCCTCGCCCCGCGTCTCTGACGACCAATCGAGGCCCGCATGACTTTCCCCTATCTCTCCGCGATTAACCTGATCCCCGCGTCGGGCGAGTTCGTTTACGACACCGTGGCGTACAGCGGAATGCAGCCGGGCTCCTCGACCTTTCTGCCGATCAACACCTATCACGCGCCCGGCGGAACGCGCACCGATGTGATGTATGCGCTCGATCAGTTGCAGGCGACGTTGCCGAACTGCAACAGCGTCGCGCTGGTCGTGCAATGGCTGGGGAACTCGCTCGACGCCTCGGCCTGCCAGGTCTATCCGGCGACGACATATCTCCTTAACGGCGCGGTCGGCGCCTTCGAGCCGACGGCGGGTGGGACGGACTCATGGCGCGTCTCCGACGTGACGCTTGCCACATCCGGCCTCATTCCGATCAGCCGGCCCGATGGCGTTCACGCCGTTTACGGCGGCACGCCCTCCGATCAATCGGTCGTGCGCTGCATCGCGGAGCTGAAGAACCGCGGCTTCAAGGTCGCGCTCTATCTGATGATGAACATGGACGTGACCGGCAAGCCCTGGCGCGGCCTTGTGACCTATTCGCCAGATGTCTCCAGCGCCGCGACGACGGTGGCGAATAATTTTCTGGGAACCGCCGCGACCTCGCAATTCACGCGCGACGCGACCAATCTCACCGTGCATTATTCGGGCGATGTGCTCGACTTCACCTATCGCCGCTTCGTGCTGCATTACGCCAATCTCGCGGCGCTCGCGGGCGGCGTCAATCTGTTCGTCTTCGGCTCCGAGCTGCGCGGGCTCGAGGCGATACGCGGCCCCGCCTGGACGCCCGCCGGCACGACCGACGGAAGCGGCAACGCGGTGTGGGATTATCCGTTCGTCGCGGGGCTCGTCACGCTGGCCAATGATTGCCGCTCTGTGTTCGACGCGGCGGGCTTCACCAAGAATCTCGCCTCGCGCGAAAACCTCATCACCTATTCCGCCGATTGGTCGCAATGGATGGGCGCCCAGCACGCGGGCGTGACGGGCATCTTCCCGCATCTCGACACGCTGTTCGCGTCGTCCAGCATCGATTTCGTGTCGATCGACAACTACATGCCGCTGTCGGATTGGACCACGGGCGATGGCGGTCTCGACGCGCGAAACTGGCGTATGCCGCCGCCGACATCCTGGCCGCTCGCCAGTCCGACGACGCTCGGCTTTGGACTCGCCGGCGCGCCGGACGTTCATCGGATCGACTATCTGACCGCCAACATTGAGGGCGGCGAGAAATTTCATTACTGGTATGGCGACTACACATCCTCGATGACGCTCGATCCCAATGGAACGCTGCAATATGTGACCGCGCCGCAAGGCGATCGGCTCGCGCAGGCGCGCAATCCCTATTACGCCGGCCAGGAGTTGTTCGCCTTCAAGCAGATACGCTGGTGGTGGAACAACACGCATCAAGCCGTCTATGACGCCGGCGACGGCGCGGGGACCGTTCCGCATGGTCCCCACACGCAATGGGTTCCGCAATCGAAAAGCGTCGGCTTTCTCGAATATGGCTTTCCGACTTCCGACCGATGCAGCAACGAAGAGAATGTGTTTTACGATCCCGCTTCGATCTCCGGCGGAACGCCGTTCTGGTCGATCTGGAACGCCGCCAAGTCAGCGCCGCTGATCGACGCGACGCTGGCGCTGACCGCGCTGCGAGCCTTTTGGCAACATTGGACGGCGCCCGCCAATAATGAAACATCCTCCGTCGGCGTGCCGATGATCGCCGATGATCTGATGTTCGCGTGGTGCTGGGACGCGCGGCCTTTGCCCGAGTTTCCGCTGCGCACCGATATTTGGTCGGATGGCGCGGATTGGGCGAACGGCCATTGGCTCAATGGCAAGCTGCCGTCGCTGCCGCCGCAAGCGCCCTCAAGCGCGCCGAGCTTTGGCCCGTTCTCGAGCTTTCCGACATTGATCGGGCAGGGCTGGTCGAGCAAGGTGACGCCCAGGTTCGCGACGCTGGAGCATGGGTGCGCCTCGGGCAAATCCGCGCGGCGCATGAAGATGCGCTGGCCGCTTTACGAGATCGAACTGACCTATGATTTTTTGCGCGGCGACGCGGCGACGCAAGAACTGCAAAACATCCTCGGCTTCTTCGAGAGCATGCAGCGACAGGCGCAACCCTTCTGGCTCGCGCCGCCGGGGCTCTCCGCGCTGACGAACCAACTGATCGGAACCGGCGACGGCGCGACGACGGTGTTTCCGATGCAGCGCGCGACCGGAGCATTCACCGAGCCGCTCGCGGGCGTGTCGAGCCTCTCCGCCGTGCGCGTGAACGGCGTGGCGCTGGCGCCTGGCGCGTGGAGTCTTTCGTCCGGCTATCAGCCCAGCCTCACGCTCGCGAGCGCACCGGCGATGGGCGCGAGCGTCAATGTGGACGGCGCGGCCTTGTGGCTGGGCCGCTTTGCCGAAGACGCGCTCGACTTCGAGCAATTCGCCCACAACTTGTTTCGCTTAAAGAGCGTGAAGCTGGTGACGGTGAAACTGTGACGCCGCTCTTCCTTCTCCCGCAAGTGGGAGAAGGAAGAGCGCTGACGAATTGTGAGGCCGCATGACTCTTCCCATATTCCCCACTCTCGCCGGCCAGACCTTCGCGACCAAGAGTCCGATCACCGCGACCAATGTCGCCGAGCATGACTCCGGGCGCACGGTTCGCACGGCGCTGTATCAGGGGCTTTACGAATTCGAGGTCGGCTTCGAGGCGCTCGCCTCGGACGCCGCGTGCAACCCCGGTCTCGGCGCGCAATCCTTGCAGGCGGTGATGGGGCTATATCTGCAATGCGGCGGCTCGTATGGCGCATTTCTCTATGTCGATCCGAACGACAACGCGGCGACCAATCAGACGATAGCGACCGGCGACGGCGCGACGATGCAATTTACATTCGTTCGCTCTGTCGGCGCGGGATTGGACTCTGACTTCTACGTCACCGGCGTGACGAGCGTCGCCGTCAACGGCGTCGTTGTCTCGAACTGGTCGCTGATCGCGCCGAACCTGCTTTCCTTCAGCGCTCCGCCTTTAAGCGGGGCGACGATCACGGCCTCCTTCGCCTATGCCTTCGTGTGCCGCTTTCTCGAAGACAGTCAGGATTTCGAGAACTTCATGCAAAATCTCTGGGCGGCGAACAGCGTCAAATTTCGGAGCACGCGGCAATGAAGACGGCTTCCTCGACGCTCATCAATTTTCTGACCGCCGCGCGCGCCAGCCCCGACATTCAAATCGCCTTCGCGGATTGCTACACATTCGCGCTGACCGGCGGAGCGACGCTGACCTACACCAACGCCGACGTTCCCGTCGATTACGCGGGCAATCGGTTTCTCGCCAATGGCCCGCTGGTTTCCGGCCTCAAATATCGCGCCGCGACCGGGCTCAACGTCGACCGCCAGGAAATCACCATCGCCGCGAGGCCCGGCGATCTGACGAGCGGCGCGGCGTTTCTCGTCGCGTTGCGCGACGGCGCCTTCGATGGCGCGATGGTGCGGCGCGACCGCGTGTTCTTTTCCGATTTTCTGGGCGGGACGCCAGTGGATGGCGTGACGTTGTTCTATGGCCGCGTCTCGACGGTGGACGAAGTGGGCCGCACCAGGGCGAAGCTCACCGTCGCCAACGAGCTTGTGCTGCTCGACATCGACATGCCCCGCAACATTTTCGCGCCGACCTGTCTGCACACGCTGTTCGATCTCGGCTGCGGCCTGCCGGCGGGGGCGTTTTCAACCAACGGCGTCGTCGGCGCGGCGTCGACGACGAGCCTCGTCAATTTTTCCGGAGCGCTCACGGCGCAACTGCAAGGCAAGATCGTTTTCAGCTCCGGCGCCAACGCGGGCGTGGTCGCGACGGTCAAATATGTCGTGGCGGGAACGTCGGTGACGCTGATGTATCCGTTGCCGGAGCCGCCCGCGGCCGGCGACGCGATCACCGTCTATCAGGGCTGCGACCACACGATGGGCACATGCGGGACGAAGTTCGACAACCTCGCGAATTTCCGCGCGTTTCCGTTTGTTCCGCCGCCGCAGATGGCGATGTGAGCCGCGTATTTCCTTCTCCCACTTGTGGGAGAAGGTGTCATGCGAAGCATGACGGATGAGGGATGCCGCGACTTGGCTGACTCATTCCCATGAACCCTCATCCGACCCTTGCTTCGCAAGGGCCACCTTCTCCCACAAGTGGGAGAAGGATTCGTCTCATTCGGAATCCCCACACATGCGTGAAAAAATCATCGCCGAGGCGCGGTCTTGGATCGGCACGCCTTATCACAATTGCGCCGACATCAAGGGCGTCGGCGTCGATTGCGGGATGCTGCTTGTGCGCGTCTTCGTCGATCTTGGGCTGGTGCAGCGGTTCGATCCGCGCCCCTATACGCATGACTGGCACATGCACCGCGACGAAGAGCGTTACCTCAACCTCGTGCTGCCGCGCGCGCGCAAGGTGACGGCTCCGAGAATCGGCGACGTGATGCTGTTGCGCGTCGGGCGATCCTACAGTCATGGCGGGCTGATTTCCCGCCTCGATCCGTTGACGATCATTCACGCCTCGCTGCCGTCGCGGCTCGTTCTCGAAGAAGCCGTGGAGCGCAACGCCATGATGGCCGAGCGCGTCGCGACCGCGATTTACGCCAGCGTTTTGGATGGGCCCCGATGAGCTTTCTCGCCGCGAAAAAAGCGTCGCCGCAGACCGCCGCGATCTGGCCGGCCTATACCGGGCTGCAACTGCAAACCGCGACCAACACGCTGCCAATTCCTCTCGTGTGGGGAATGAGCAAGCTTGCCGTGAACGTCTTCTTTTACGCCAATTTCCGGGCGGTTCCGGTTTACACGCCGCGGCAATCGGCGGGGAAGGGCTCGATCTTCGGCGGCGGCGGGGGCGGCGGCGTCACCTGGAGTCTTTCCGGGTGGAATTATTCCGCCGATCTGATGATGGCGCTGTGCGAGGGGCCGATCGTCGGCGTCAATCAAGTCTGGCAGAGCCAATCGACTTACGGCGCGCAATTCACGACGACGGGCGGCGTCGTATCGGGCGGCGGCTCGGGGCTTTCATCGCTCGGACTCACGCTGTTCAACGGCGCGCCGAACCAGGCGCCCTGGGGCTATCTCGCCGCGAATTATCAAAGCCAAAGCCTCGCCTATCCCGGCACGGCCTATGTCTGCGCGGCGAATTTCGGCCTCGGCGCCTCGGCCAGCATCGGCACGCTGAACCTCGAGGTTCAGGGCCCGCTCTACGGCACGGGCGCGAACGGACTCGACGCCGATCCGGCGCAAGTGGTCGCCGATTTTCTGCTCAATCCGCAATATGGCGTCGGCTTTCCCGGCGCCAATATCGACGCGACGACGCTCTATGGTTCGAGCGGCGCGTCGCTGCAAAATTATTGCCGCGCGATGGGTCTGTGCTTCAGTCCGACGCTCAACCAGACCGAAACGGCGTCGAGCGTATTGACGCGATGGCTGCAATTGCTGAACGTCGCGGCGGTGTGGTCGGGCGACCGGCTGCGCTTCATTCCCTATGGCGACGAGAGCGTCACCGGCAATGGCGCGACTTTCGTTCCCAATATGACGCCGGCCTATGCGCTCACCGACGCCGATCTCGTCTACACGCCGGGCGACGATCCGATCAAGGTCTCGCGCGTCGATCCCTTCACGCTGCCCAACATGCAATGGATCGAGGCGCTCAATCGCACCGGGATCAGCACTGGGCCGACCGGCCCTTCGAACATATTGGCGCCGCAGGGCCTGCCGGAATATCAGGCGACGCCGGTGTCGGCGCGCGATCAGGCGATGATCGAACAATATGGCCTGCGCGTTGGATCGACGATCACCGCGCATGAGATATGCGACCTCAATGTCGCGTCGGTGGTGGCGCAGACGATTCTGCAACGCGGACTCTATGTGCGCGCCAGTTTCAAATTCGCGCTGTCCTGGGAGTTCTGCCTGCTTGATCCGATGGACATTGTGAGTCTGACCGACGCCAATCTCGGCTTGAGCAACTATCCCGTCCGCATCGTCAGCATCGAGGAAGACGACAGCGGCAAGTTGAGCGTGACGGCCGAGGAAATGCCGCAAGGCGTCGCGACGCCGGCCGCCAATCCAACCGGCGCCAGCGGCGGCGGCTCGATCAACGCCGGCGTGGTCGCCGATTCCGTCAACACGCCGCTGATCTTCGAGCCCCCGCCGGGCCTGACCGGCAACACGGCCGAAATCTGGCTCGGCGCGTCGGGTGGCTCCAGCGGCGCCGCCGATCCCAATTGGGGCGGCGCGCTGGTCTGGGCCTCGCTCGACAATCTCACCTTCCAAAAAATCACGACGATCACCGCGCCGCTGCGCCAGGGTCCTCTGACCGCGCCGCTGCCGATGGCCTCGGGCTACGACACGGCGGATGCGCTGACCGTCGATCTGACGGAAAGCGCCGGCGCGCTGACCACGGCGACGCAGGCGGCGGCGCAGGCCGGGCAGACGCTTTGTCTCGTCGACGGCGAACTCTTAGGGTTCGCCAGCGCGACGCTGACAGCGGCCTATAAATACAACCTGGCGGGCCTTCCGCGCGGCATGTATGGGACGACGGCGGCGGCGCATTCGACCGGGGCGCCCTTCGCGCGGCTCGACGGCGCGGTGGCGCGATATGCGCTCCCCGCCAATTTCATCGGCCAGACGGTCTATCTCAAGTTCCAGAGCTTTAACGTCTTTGGCGGCGGCCTCGAGGATTTGTCGAACTGCGCGGTTTACACCTATGTCCCGAGCGGCGCCGGCGTGGTCGGCCCGGTCACGACATCGCTGGAGCTTGGACAGGATCAGGACTGGGGGCTCGCCA